CGAGGCGGTTGCGAGTGAGACGCCGCCGTTTATCATGGGGCAGATCAAGACCACCGCATTCCTGTGGGCGGTCTCGTCGATTATCGTCGCTTGGTCCCACGCTAGGAACATCCCGTTTAGACACGCGTCCCCCCTGTCCTTGAAGAAGGCGGTGTGTCGAGCGGTCAACAAGGAGTGGAACCGCAAGTTCATCCCGAAGAAGAGCGAGGTCAAGGCGGTCGTGAAGTCCATCACGGCTGACCAAGGCGTGACCTCACACGAAAACGACGCGACCCTGGCCGCTCTTCTTATGTTCAGTAAGACAATCCCAGATGTCTAAACTTCGTCTACGCAACTTGGCTGGCCGCATGCGCTTTAAAGGCATCGGCGTCCACACCTTCGAGGTGAGGTGCATGCCCATTGCGGACCTAGACTTCTTCGTGCGTGACGTCCCTGTGTTCGCCGAGGAGCTTGCTCGCTCCATCGACGACACTGGGCTGGCTAACCCAGTCATCGTTGTGCGTGGCCCCCACGAGGATCTCCGCCTTGAGCTAGAGCGCATCGGCGCTGTAGCCAGTAGGCTACCGGACAAGCCCGTGGTCAACATCGTATGCGGGGGCAGGAACCGCGTCTCCGCAGCAGAACTGCTAGACTACACGCACATCGACTGCGTGCTCTTGCCCACGTTTGAACTAGCTATGCGGCTACAGGAGCAGCAGAGGAACAGCTACAGTGCAACCAGAGCAGACACAGCCGGATCCGCAGAGTAAGGCGGATCTAAACAAGCTCGACTCGATCGAGGACATGGCCGTCGCGCGCTTCGGTAGCGTCGAGGGGCTGGCCATCGTGAAGAAGACCACGCTCGAACTGGCCAAGTTCTACTCCGAGCGGTACGAGCTAGACCCGAGTGACCCCGAGGTCATGCTCAACTCGACGGCGCTGGCGTTCGCACGCCACAAGGAGTTCACCCTCCTGCGCGAGATCGAGTGCGACCTGTTTGAACGGGTCACGACCAACCCTGACGGCGCGAGCTACGGGCAGGTGCTCTTCAACGTCACCCGCACGGGCGCGTACCGTGACGTCTACCGCGAGGTGGACCGCTTGCACAGCCGAGCGTCGGCGTACCTGAAAGAGCTACGGGAGCTTGCGCGTGAGCAAAGGGACTGACGCTCCGCGCGTGCGCGAAGAGCTTCCCACGCTGCTACAGCGGGGCTCACGAGGCGTTGAACTAGGGGTGGCCAAGGGTCACTACGCACGGCAGCTACTCAACAGCGAGAAGTTCGACGAGCTATGGCTCGTGGACAGGTGGGCGGACCACCACGATCTGCTGGAGTACCACTACGTCGTGCGGACCATGCCGCAAGCCCGAGTGCTGCGCGAGACGTTTAAAGCTGCGGCTGACCTCTTCGAGGACGCGAGCTTCGACTTCGTTTACGTCGATGGCTACGCGCACACGGGACAAGAAGGAGGGCACACGCTGGACCAGTGGTGGCCCAAGGTGTGCCCTGGTGGGATCTTCGCTGGGCATGACTACTGCCCGAAGCACTGGCGCCCAACGGTCGATGCCGTTGACCGCTTCGTCGAGCGTCACTGGCTGACGTTAAACGTCACGAGCGAGGCTCGCTATCCAAGCTGGTGGGTTCGCAAACCGTGGTGATTAAACGGTCCAAGTACCAGCGCGCCTTGCGGAGGTCTTGCTCCGCCTTGCCCTTGTGGCGATAGCGCCAGAGGTACTTGAGCACGTTGCCCTTGCAGTACCCCTGAAACTCAACGGGGGACATCGAAGCCTCGATCGCGTCGATGGTCTCGATGCCCCCCTGAGTGTAGTGCCCCGGCTTATTGACCGGGTCCATCCTCAACCCCTGCCGCACGCTTGTGCAAGATGGCGAGGGCTACCAGCGCAACCTGCACAAGCTCGAAGTCGCTCATGCGGGTCATCGCCGTGGACAGGTCCTCCTCAGCGGGAGGGGTTTGCGTTGCACTGCTCTCGGAAGGCGCAGTACCCAGGCTTTCCGCCTCGTCCGCACTGGAAGTAGGCGTCTCGGTCGTGTCTGACAAGGAACTCTTCTCCGGGGTCGGACCCCTCTAGGGCCATCTCGATTGCGATCTTGACCCTGTCCCGCTCGGCCACCAGAGCACGGGGCTCGATGAAGCGAGGCAGGAGCGGTTGGGTCAGCGAGTCGCGGTTAATCCCTGCGATGATTGCACCGCCGTCGATGACGCCAAGAGCGTCAGCGTAAACGGACAACTGAGCAAGGTATCCGAAGGCGTCGGGGTCTTCGCCCCAGATCGTCTTCCCGTGCTTCTTGTAGGAGAAGCCGCCCATGGTCTTGAAGTCCACGAGCATGGTCTTGGGAGCGTCGTCCGGCAGCCAGCCGTCAGCGTCCTCGGCAGTGACGAGCATGTCCACATGCCCCTCTTGGTTGAACCGCTCGTAGTCGTCCGGCCACCAGTCGGGCAGCCCGACAGGCTTCTCGGTCTCGACTTTAAACCCAGCCGGGATCGCAGCCTTGACCGCTGCGTAGCTGAGTTCGTGGAGCAGGTGCCCAACGGCGAACGTGCTACCGATGTGGCTCGGCATGTCGCCACCCTTCTCGCCGTTGGCGGCGTAGTAGGTCTGCCTTGCACACGCCAGGAACGCCGAGGGTCGGATGCGCTGCGCCTCGTTGCGCTGCACCATCGAGCCCTTGATGCTCTTGGCTGCGTTGTCTACATGCTGGTCAACGAGGACAGGGTCCGCGTTCTCCACGCTCATCCCGTACAGCCATACGGCTTTCAGGAAGCGTGACCAGTCGGGGAACGGTTCACTCGGCTTCGGCAGCCGGGGTTTCGACGAGGTCATTGGCAATCTCTTCTGGTGTCTGGAAAACTTTGACCGCCTTCTCGGAGTCGGTCAGGAAAACCATGGAGCCGGACCCTTTGAAGTCAGGCACGATGGACTTGATGTGGTGGGCGGGGATTAAACGCCCGCCCGAATCACCGGGGAAGTAGACGAACGGCAGGTTGCCGACCATCACGGTCTCGGTGTACTGATCTGGTTCAGCCATAAATGAAGGCGGGGGGCGTTTATAGTCCGCCCCCCGAAGACTGCTGTGTTGTCCTGCGATCAGCGCGCCGGAGTGAACCGGAACTCGGCCCACTCCCCGAAGTCGCCATCCTCGTGGAAGACGCTCACGCTGACGGACTCGCCGATGAGATCACGGGGAGTCTTGGTGAGCGCCACCTTCTTGTCCGGCCACACCGCCTTCATCAGCTTGGTGTACGTCGCCTTCGCATTGAGCGGGCGCTTGTAGTTGATGAAGGTGGAGAGGTCCCCGTCGTAGGACGGGCAGTCGAAGACGACGAGGAAGCGCGCTTCCACGCCCTTCTCCTTGGCCTTCTCGTGAGGCTCGAAAGCCCGGACGTCGGTGATGGTGCAGGAGGGATAGGAGCCCTCCGGGGTGAGGGCCTTCTTGCCCTCGTACTCAGCCTCGGTAATGGTGGCGTTGAGCAGGCGATCAGGATCAAAAGAGTCGGAACTCATGAGTCTTCATCCTCAAGTGGTCTTGGACCACGGTCTAGGGTTCTAAGAACTTCGAGTAGGTTGAGCCCGTGGTCTGCGGCCAATGGCTTGGCCTTCAACAGTTTCTCCACGGTCCCAGCGAGGGCTTCCTTATCCCTCGGTGGACGGTCTCCCATCTCCGACAGCACCTCTCGGATGCGTCGGTCGATGAGGTTCACAATAGATTCTCTATCTTGGTCAGGCATCGCCCCAGGTTCCTCCAAGGTCAGCCTCGGCGGTGAACTTCACGCTGCCGAAGGTGGAAGTATAGGCATCGTTGGCCGCGTCTTCCATCACCTCCCGTAGCTTTTCCGCCTTGGCCTCGTCAGCCGTCCCAACGAGAATCTCATCATGCACAGTGAGCAGCGGCTCCAGCCCCGCCTCGTGGACAGCCACGAGTGAGTGCCGGATCAACTCCGCCGCCGAGCCTTGCACCATGACAGACACAGCGGGTCGCGTCTCCTCGTTCGAGGTGAAGATGCGGGTCCGCCCTGAGACTGTCCTGGCCACACGGAACTCCTCGGCCTCACGCCACACGCCCTCCATCCAGTCGTTCAACCGGGGGAGGTTGCGCTTGTAGTCATTGAGGAAACGAGACGCTGTCCCCTTGTCGGCCTTCAGTTCAAACGCCAACCGCTTCGCCCCCATCCCATTGAGGATTCCGAAGTTGACGGCCTTCGCCTTAAACCGTTCCTCCTCAGTCACCGCCTCGATGCCTTTCCCGTGCATCTTGGCAGCAACCTCGGTGTGGGGACAGCGCCCCTGTGCAAACGCCTCCAGCAGTACGGGCTCGTCGGCAAACGCCGCAGCCACCCGTAGCTCCACTTGCGAGAAGTCGCAGGCAATGACCCCGTCGTTAGCTGGAGAGGTCATGCAACCGCGTAACGCCTTGCCCAGTGGACCCCGCTTGGGGATCTGCTGAAGGTTGGGTGTGTCGCACGAGAACCTACCAGTTCTGGTGCGGGTTGTATTAGTTCTGGGATACAGGATCCCGTCCTGCGCCATGCGAGGCAGCGGCTCGATGAACGCCGACTTGAGCTTGGTCGCCTTGCGGTAGTCGATGACCGCTTGCGAAAGGTCGTCCCCGTCATCGGCCAGCCGTTGCAGCGCCAGCTTGGAGGTGCTCGGTCTACCCGTAGCAGTGAGAGGCAGCCGCCGCTTGCGCGACAGCAGCCAGTCAGCCACTTGGATGGGCGAGTCCGGGTTACCCTCCAGCCCCTCGGACCTAAGCGCGTTCAAACGCTCCTCGATCATCTCCTCAAGCTCGTGCTCCACGACGTAGAACTGGTCGAGCAGTAGCCGGATGCCCCGCCGCTCCATCTCGTAGACCGCTTGCTCGACTCGGTAGTCGAACGAGGCAGCCTCCATCTGGAACCGCTTGGCCATCTTGCTCGTGATGATGCAGTCGTTGGCGAGGTACTCGAACAGTTGCTCCTCGGGCACCTGTGCGATCTTGCCCTGCTTGAGCAAGTCCGGCGTCTCGATGTTCGACCACCCGTTTACACGAGCGATGTGGTCCATCGACCGCTTGCCCGATGTGTGTCCGAAGTAGGCAGCGGCGATCGTGTCCTGCCACGGCACCTCGGGGATGAGGTCCATGGCATGGAGGTCGAAGCGCAAGTTGTGCCCGATGAGGTGCAGCTTTTTAAACCACGCCTCCAGGCCCCACTCCTCGTACTCCTCGTGCGAGATGATGAACACGTTGGGCGAGCCCAGCGGACTGAGCCCGATCCACCATGCGTAGTGCGGAGCATCGTGACCAACGACGTCGAGCCCGTTGGTCTCTGTGTCGAGCACCCACTGCTGCTCGGCGTCAGCAGTGTCCAGTAGCTCGATGAGTTGGTGCCGAGGTAGCCGGAAGTAACCCATCAGTAGGTCACCCTAGCGAACACCACCGGGCATCGCTTGCCGTCCTGGGTGTACAGCCCAGCCTTGAGCAGCGCCAGCTTCCCGCTGCTGCCCGAAGCCCGGTCAGCCTCGACCACTTGCACCACCATCATCCGCTGACGATCAGCGAGGAAGTGGGCGATGTCGTAGTCCTTGATGCGGTGGATGACCCAGCGACCATCCTCGACAGCAGCTTCGACGAGCATCGGCATCCAAGTCACACCTCGGTGCCAAGCGTCCTCCATCCACGCACGCCGCTTCGGGCTGGCGTGGTCGGAGAGTTTAAGCCCCGCCAGTTCCGCCGTCTCCACATGTGCGATGTAGCCAACGCGCCGATACACACAAGATGCGAACATCGCACGCCGACTGAGCTTGTTGGTCGGACGCGCTCCCGCAGGTACAGCGGCGTAGCCCCGGTCTTCCCGCTTCTTCGGGCGCTGTTTAACGACTCGCTCGTAGGCTTTCTGTAGCCACTCTTTGACGTCTCTCTTCACAGCAGTCTCGCTCTAAGGGTTCTTGGGACGTACACACGCTTCCTCCCACGAGTCAGCATGACGTAGAGAAGCCGGAGGGTAGCCGGATCCTTGGCTTCCAACCTCTCAATAGCAACACGAGACCACGGGAGCAAGTAGATGTCGTTGGCCTCCGCTCCCTTGGCCGCATGTCCAGTGGACAGCACGAGTTGTGTGTCCGCCTTCGCCACCTTCGGAACCACACCAGTCTGGCGTAGCCCCCAGGTTTTAAATGCCTTGGCCACCGCCGCTCTGGAGTAGCCCATGACCAGCCCGGTCCTTGGTGCGATGGACGCATCCCACACACCGAGCGTGGTCTCGTGCTCCGCCTCGAACGTGGAAGCCGGGCGGTCATACCACGAGCGCAGAGCCTTGGCCGCCACACCAGCGACGGGGTTACCAACACGGTAGCCCTTGTCGAGGATGGTGTGCTCGTCGGCGCACTCCCACACGGGCGGCAGCTTGTTGCCTGTCATCCCCTTGGGCGTACCGAAGATGGCTTGCCCCGGGTCACCGAAGCACCACACCTCGCCACCATCCTTGACCAGTGCAAGGGCAGCACGAAGCTCGACCCACGACATGTCCTGCGACTCGTCGATCATCAGCCTGTCGAACTGCTCCTCCCTCGGCACAGGTGCGCCAACCTCCAGCCACTTGGCCATCGGCAGGATGAACTTCAGTTGCGCTTCAGGCTTCTGCTCGTCGAGAGAAAACGGCGGATCGCCCCCAGACCAACCGTGTAGACGTCGTGCGGCTTCGTCTAAACGGTGCGGCGGCTTGGCACTGGGGGCGTCCGCCTTGTACTGCTCTAGTGCGGGGTCGAAGACATGGTGGATCGGACGCTGCGTGTAGCTTGCAGCGTACCGGGCCACACCTGCCTTGACCTTGGCGTAGTCCTTGACGTATGGCCAGGACAGTGAGTAGACGGTGCCCGATACGATGTCGGGCGCCCTCTGTTTAACGACTGCGGCGGCGTCCTTGGTGTAGGTTACCACCGCAGCCCGAACGTCTTCCCCCCAGGCTTCCGCCTCTTGCACAATGCGCCGAGTCTTACCTGTGCCGGGAGGGCCGTCGAACGCAGTGAGTTTAATGCTCCGTCCGTTCAGCTCGTTGTTGAACGTATAGCTCATACTGTGCTCCGATGTATTCTTGTGAGTTGATGGGAAGCTGACCGAGCGGACAGCACCAGACCTTGCTCCCGCTCCGCATACCGACCAGCGTCTTGTCCAGCAGGTACTGCTTCTTGAGCTTGCGTGCCTTGGGGATGTCGCCGAGCCGGGTGAGCAACGACTCCTGAATCATGGGCGGCAGCACGAGAGCAGGCGGGCTCTCGTCCAGCGGCCACACGATGAACGGAGTGACTGCACCCTGCGGTCGCTTCTCGGTCCACCCCTCAAGGAAGATGAGGTCACCGGCAGCGATGCGTGCCCACTCGTCGAGCAGTTCCCAGAACCGATCCTCGACAGGCACACCCAGGTGATCGACACCCTTCTCCACCTGCATCATGAAATCCAGCGTCTTGGCCCATCCAGGCTGAATAAACAGCGGACTGCGTGCGACCACATCCATCGGCGCACTGGCCAAGCGAGTGAGTGCGGGCAGCACTTGGCGAACGTCCGACAGCGTGGCCACCTTGGTCGCCTCGTGCCTACGTTTAGCCGAGCCACCGAACCCGACGAGCGTCTCCTTGAGCTTGCCGCTGGAGTCGAACACCTCGACCATCCACGGTGAGCCACCGAGCACACTCTCGCACTCGGCTTTGATGTCGGTGACGGTAGGGTTCTTCTCCCTGGCCTGATACTTCTCGCCGTTCTTGCTGCCCGTGCTCCACCCACTGTTCATCGCAGTGCGGAACTCGGTCTGCTTAAACGACCCGAGCTTCGGACCCACCTTGTCCCACACAGCAGAGACAAGCTCCGGGTCCACACCCTTGCCGGGGTGCAGTCGCCCCATCACTTGACCGATGCGTGCGACGAGGTTGTTGCGGTTACCTTCGGGCACATCGCCCAGTAGCTCCAGCACATCGAGGAAGTGGAGAGCCTCGGTCGGCTTGCCCCCAGTCTCAGTCTGCTTGCCCTGGTTCGGGCGAGCTACCAGCCGAGCGGCCAGTGTTTCAGGCGGGTAAGCCAGCTTCTCAGGCACAAGCTCCCCTTGAGCCACCTGATACTTGGCTGCCTTGCCGTGCTTGTTGGTGACCAGCGACTCAGGCAGCATGATGAGTCGGCAGGATTTAGACGACACCCTGATCTCACCAGTCACGCCGTTGCCGAAGTCAATCGTGGCTGGCAAGCGAGACGCGATGACGTCGGGCGGGAGTCTAAACCACAGGTGGTAGCCACCCGATGGTGATGCCACAACGCACGCACCCTTGGGCAAGTCGGCGTCGGGTGAGACCTTGGCCCACACATCGTCGAACTCCATGCCGTAGGTATCGAGGTCGAGGATGAGTAGGGGAACGGGATCCCCTGCTTGTGGGCAGAGTGCTGCGCCTGTGCCTTCCTCCCTACAGAGGTAGGCGTGAGCCAACTCGTGCTCGCCCTCCTTGATGAGGACGTCCCACTTGCGGCCATTAAACTGGGTCGGGAACTTCTGTCGGTTCTTGGTGGGGAAGACCCAGTACCCCGCTTCGGACAACTCAGTCCATGTCACTGCTTAAATCTCCCGGTGATAGTTCACCACTAATGATGCGCCATGCCCGAGCGAGGGCCATTCCCCACGCTTCCCCATGGCTGTGCGTGCAGTTCTCCCATGCCAGTGCATGCCCCCACTCGTGAGCGAGGAGCATCCACACGGCATCGGGTTGTTCGTCGATGATGGCTGCGTCTAAACGGATCAAGTAATGATCCTTGCCCTGCGAGCAGTCGCCGAGGCGATCAGTCGGCAGGTTACGGACAACCCTCACCTTGACCACTCGTCCATCGGACGGAGCGGCCAGCAGGTTCAGCAGTTTAACGGTCTCCCGTAGGCTCTTCCGTGTGCTGCTCGATCTGCTCAGTCGGCGAGTCATCGCGACCCAGGTTATCGGCGTACCGATCCAGCGCCAAGCGGACCACCGCACTAGCGGGGCGGTCAGTCTCAGCACAGATGCGGTCCAGTCGCTCAAGCTCACTGTTGCTCAAGCGGATCTCCAGCCTGTTGGGGCGCGGCTCTCTCCCTCGGTGGTTGTAGCTCATGCTCTGGGGGCGCCGTATTACAGCGCGCATTCGACCTATTCGACGGACGCAAACCCCGACGAAATCGAGACTTACGACCGATCGGCCCGAAAACGGGTTCCCGATGCCGAGCCAGGATAACCGATCGCCCCCGAGATTCCGTGACGAATCGTGTTTTCCCCGGATTCCGCCGCAAGTCCCGCCGAGACCCCGACTTGCGTCGATCGAATACGTCGAATGGTCGCTGATAGTGGGCGGGATCGAGGGGCCATCCGGGCAGCGCCCGGCCCCGACCCCGCCCTTGTACTCACACCAGCAGAGCGCCAGCGATGAACCCGACAACGAAGACAACGAAGATGATGACGTAAGCCAGCATCTCGTGTCCTCGGTTGTCGTCACCCTGCCTGTCGTAGGGATGGTGGTACATCAGTCGTCCGTCTTCTCCGGCACGAACTGGTAGTAGTTCGCACGGTTAAACAGCTCCGCCAGAGCAGGCATGTCCTCCGAGCGACTCGCCCTGAACTTGGCGATCTCCACCTGCCCCACCTTGAGCACGATCTCAACGTCGTCGTCCCTGCTACGGCTACGAGTAGCGGTGACGGTGACAGGGGAAGAGGTGCCCTGCTGGATGTGCGCGATGAACTCGCAGTTGTAGTTCCCGTAACCGGGGTTCGTCTCAATCTTCATCTGAAGTCTCCTGTTGGAACGCGGCATAGGCTGCCGCAGCCTTGGCAAAAGAAGTAAACGGGCCTTGCCACTCCCCGTGTTCTGTGAGGAAGAGGCGGAACACCTCCTCTTCAGGATTCAGCAACGCCGGACCCAGCTTGATGACTGCATCCGGGTGAAAGTACCTACGCGCCACCCCATTCATAGGGTTTAGACGCTGGTTGTCGAGCATCGCAGCGGGCTCTGCCCCCCACACTCCCGACATCGAGAACCAAACGGTCGATGAGTCAGCAGCCCATGCACTGACATCGAACTCGTCGCCCAGTATCTCGTTCAGATTGAGCTTCTCACTCACCAAAGATCTCCTTGTAGATTGCCGCGTCGGTCGGTTCATCCCGAACCCACGCCACCTTGTTCAACATGGTAGCCCGAGCGTAGGGATCCTCGGCCATCTCACGCATGACGATGAATGAGATGTCCTTGTAGCAGTCCATGGCCATGTCGTAGACCTCGCTGCTGTCGTAGTCACCCACGATAGCAACGTCGTCGCCAACCCACCTACCGCTAGGTGCCTTGAGCGTGTGAGCCAGCCCGGACAGCATGCCGTGCGACGAGCCACACAACTCAGGCCACTTCAGCCCGTCACCGAAGCGGTGCGGGTGCATCCATTCGCGCTTAGTGTTGTTGATCGCAATGAAGTATTGCGCCATGTCTAAACCTCCAGTTTGAACCAGTCGGGAGCGGGGCTGTGTTGCCACCGCGCAAACGATTTGCCACCGCAGTAGTAGTTGCGGTAAGCAGTCACAGTGTCGGTACCCTTGAACTCGTCAGGCATACACTGCGGCGGGTCGCACCAACCTGCATCGGGGATGAGGATAGGTGCGTTCTTGATGACGCCGACGAGCTTGTCGAACGTCAGATGGATGCGGCGATACCGCTGGGTGTAAACACCATTGAGGTGTACAAACAACTCGAACAACCACGAGTAGTGGTCTGCTGAGTCGCGCGCCCACACTGCACTGGGGTGGTTTACATGAGTGCGCTGGTAGCACTGCGGTGCAAGCGTCGAGCCGTGTTCGTGGTGCGCCGTAGACATTAGCTGTGCGTACTCGACGATCATCTTGCTCACATGCTTGTCGCAGTGGTACTCAGCACACGTTGCTGGGTCGCGATCGAGAAAGAATATGTTCACTCAGTAGCCTCCTCCTTGGGCTTTATGGCGTTCTGGATCCGTGCGGTCATGAGAGTCTGCGCGGTGTTCAACTCGTTTACATCGGCAGCGTAGGGAAGGTACGCGCACTCCAACTCCTCCGTGTACTGCACGAGAGCCTCGGCGAGCAGACGCTTTGCGGTCTTGACTGCATCGTGCCGTAGCTCAAGCAGCTTGCGACCCTCCTCGACATCCCCGCCCTTGAGCACACGCATCCTGCGAGTAAACCTGTCGATGGTGAAGTACGAGCCATCGTCCACGCGCTGCATCGCATGCCCTTGCTCATGGTTAGTGGTCGCACGCCCCCTGGTCCCGAGATAGCGGGCCAAGTAAACGCGGCCGTCGTCCTCGTCCCAGTACTTAAAGGGCACATCGCAACCCTTGCGCTTCTTCTGCTCTGCTGCATCGAAGTACTTGTCGAGCACGCGGTGCATCTCGTACATGCCCGACGCACTGCGTTCCTTACGAGCACCGGGCGGCATGGCGTAGAACCGCCCACGCTCGTCCACTTGGATCTGCACCTCGCGGTACATCGTCACGTTTACACGCGTCGTTTGAGTCTCGGTCATTGGTCAGCCTCCTAGCTGTGAATGTGTCCGTCTTTCTCGATGCCGAGGGTCATCCCTCGCCACTGCATCAGGTAGCAGCCCATCAGGCCATGCCACCACAGGGTCTCAAGCTCCTCCTCGGTAACTCGATCGCCCTTGTTCGCACGCACGCACTCCCTCGCCCAGTTGAGGTCGGGGTGCTGCACACCTTCGCCAGTGTGGCTATCGGTGCGCTCTGTCTTGGTCTCCCACTCACTCACGACCAGCACTCCTCGTCGATGACGACGATGTTGCCCACGACGGGACGCCCGCACATAACAGTGCCAGCGATGTTGATAGGTAGCTGTTTAATCAGCCCCTCCTCGTCGGCCAGGATCACACGACCCTTGGCCATGTCGAGCGAGGATTGCACCACCTCGATGTAGCCGCCGACCGCCTCTTGCAGTTGCTTGAGGCTGAACGTGCCGTCCTCGTTCTCCGGTTCCGGCATGTCGATACGCTCCCCATCCGGGGTGATGTACCAACCCTTGCGCTTGCTATCACTCATGCTTTTTGACCTCCACGGTCTGAACGTAAACGGAATCGAATCCCTCAAACCAGTCGTGCCAGTGACGAGGCCACTTCATCTTGCTGAAGTCCTCGTAACCAACCACCGTGAACTTGAGGGTGTAAACATCGCCGTCCTTGCACCTGTCGCAAAGGAGAGGGTCATCGAACGGCTCAAACTCGCGCGGCTCATTCCAGCCATCGCCATGCCAGTTGCCCTCGGCGAGGACCTCGGCGCTGCACACACTGCACTCGCAGTACTGCTCGGCAAACCTGCTCATCGGAACTGCCCCACTGTGACGAAGTAACAAGGGTGGTCGGGCGTGAGTCGCTCGCCAACGTGGTCAGCAATGAGCGCATTGAACTCGCTGCAATCGAGGTCATAGCAGTCACGACCATCGACTGCGTAGTCGAGCAGCCCATTGGTGTCGAACGTGGCACGCACCCTGTGCCCAGAAAGCTGGGAGCACGGCCACGCACTGCCGGACCTATGCGCCCAGCTATACGTCTCGCTTGCACTGATCCACACAGTGAACGCAGTGCCGTCGTCGGTCAATCTCATTGCGAAAGCTCCATGTCTGTGCCACACCCGCAGGTGGGCGGTCCTACCTCACTGATCCACTTCTGCGTCATACGCAGGATGCAACCGCACCCCGGGCACGCCACCTTGAGCAGCCGCGAGCCAACGCTGCCACGCTTGGGCACCTTGAGCCCCGAGTGCGGGTACTCGCCAAGCTCACGCCGCAGTAGCTCCAGCCGGATCTTGAGTGTGTCGCCGGGAACGGTCGCAGTCATCTTGCCCTCAAGCCCAAGCTCGGTGGCGCACGACTTAAACGGACCACGGTGACCACACTCGTTGCCCACGCAGGCATGCACCAACTCGTGGAGCAGCACCGCGAGAATGTCGATCTCGTCGGTCATCGTGGGGATGATGAAGATGTGGGCACGCTGCTTGTCATGCGACGAAGACTTGTCCCAGCATTGGCCGATAGCGTTGGACACGTTGCGCCCACGGCTACCCTTCGGGAACCCGACACTGATGTACGGGTCCTCGTACTCCTTGCCCGCCTCGGTATCGAGGAGCCAAGGTTTCATAAGTTGAGCGGCCTCGTTGAGCCACTCCTCTCTGGTCTTGGTCACAGGACCTCCAGTTCGTTGTTGCTGTTGATGTACCAGTCGGCATCGGGAGCAATGGGATAGTCCTTGCCCTCATGCCAGACGAACTGCTCATGCCTGTCCTGATACACACAAGTATTGGTGTGTCCCAGGTACTGAAGCAGTCCGTTTAGACGCTGTCGCGTCGTAGGCGTACCCCAGCCAGCCATGGTGTACATAACACGCTGGGTGCCACCCTTGAACCGAGCCGCAATGATGTTGCCGTGCAACAGCAGTTGCGTACCACCAGGACTAACCCTGACCTCGGTGTTTGCCCGCTTGAAGTTGCGGTCCCAGGTGAACGCGATGGCCGCGTCCCGAGTGATTTGTCTCATGTAGTCTCCTGTTGTTCGATCCAGCACTCCGCTGGACCGTGTACGTTCCGCCGGGAGCGGGCGATCCTGACATCGACCGGCGGAAAAAGCGCACCGCCGTCCGCCCCCAGGAATCCGAGCAGCTAACCCGGTGGGGACGGACGACAGCACTTCGCTTGCCCTTGCACATGATGGGACAGGTGGAGGGAGTTGTTGCACGATGGAGGGAAAGCTGGGATGAAGTCCATGGCCTTCAAGCAGCGATGATCGCATCGGAGGGAACTATCGCACCGCCCGGCAAACGCCCAAGGTATTCCTCCCTTGGACTCCGCAAGAGCTAACGCATCACCCCTGCCCGGTGCTGCTCCACCGGACAGGACGCTTAGGGCCTAAGATCTTTGCCGCACCTGCCCTAACAGGTCGTCACTCGTAAAAGGGACGCTCAGACGGCCAAGCCCTTGCGGGCTCATTTTCAACGGAGACACAGTACTCGCCTTGACTGTGAACCGAGCAGTAGTCGGGGCGCGCACCGTTTTCGATCTTGCACCACGCTTGCCATTGCTCAAGCGTGTGCTCTAGGCCATTGGGGCATGTCTCTGGGATGGACGCATGCGGCACGCCGTAGTCGTACCACCATCCGCCCTCCTCGGGACCACCGTAGGCTTGCTCCACTAGGTACACGTTGATGTACCTCATGCTTCGTACTCCTCGTGACACGAGTAGCAGGACCCTTGCACGCTGTCCCAGTAGGGAACGCGGCTGTCGCAGTGTTTGCACCTAATACTCATCAGCACTCCTCGTCGCCCTTGGCCCCATTGCTAAAGCGCCAGTCAGGAGCAAGCTCGATGATCTTGGGCTCAGGACCATAGACACGCTCAGTGATGACCACTGTGCCTGTGGGGTACAGCCCGGTGTAAATCACCAGTTGCCCCTCGCTGTCCTCCCCAATGTATGCATCGGGGAACGGTACGAGTGCGCGCCGTAGCGCCTCGCCTTCAGTAATGGGCTCGCTCACTTACGCTTGCCCTCCTTGTCTTTGAGCTTGCGGTACAGTCCAGGCTCGTTGACGCCGTCGATGGGTGTAATCGCTTGCACGATGACCCAGGCGCCGACAACAGCCATGCACACTGCACCGATGCCAAGAAGAATGTTCACTAGCATGTGGTCTCCTGTTGATGCTGATTCACGGCTTCCCGTGAGAAGCTGTTTCTCACAGTAGCTACAAAAAAAGCCCTGCGGCTCGTTTGAACCGCAGGGCTATTGCTCACCAGTTGGTGTCACTGGGGTCAGCAGTGAACAGTAGGTGCCACCGCTTGCGCTCTCCACCTAGCTGCCTGAGCTTGCTCAGTAGGCTAGCGCGAAGCTCGTCTCCACCTCCACAACACCAATCGCACCCATCCAGGGTGACTTCCATGTAGTCGAGTTGGTTGTTGATGTCCGCACACATTGCACGGCGCATTTGTTCACTCATTTCATCTCCGTTGAGAGCTGATTCACGGCTTCGCGTGAAACGCTTCACGCTGAGTAACCACAAAAAAAGCCCCCAGCAACCCGTGAGGGCTACTGGGGGCTTTGCACTACAGGGTTTCGCTAGGGTAGTGCTTCGACATTGCCGCGTCGATGTCGGGAATGAGGGACTTCAAGCGTCGCCACATAGCGGGCTTGAGGTTCATTCCGCGCCATCCGAACTCGCCTCCCTTGATCTGGAGAACGTCGAACGGTTTACCGGCCTTCGATACACCGGCTTCACGCTCGATGGTGACTCCGGCCAATCGCTCGCGCTCGGCGTCCTCGACCAGCTTGGCCTCCATCATGGCGATCAGTTCGGCCTTCGAGAAGGACTGGAGTCCGGCGGCAGTGCCGCCCGTGTTGCTGTTGGACATGTTGTCTCTGCTGTTGTGGGTGGCTGTTGCCCGCCCCGGCGGACTGCCGGAGCGTCGTCCCCGGCGGACCGGGAACACCTACCTTCCGCCGGGACCGGGGCGGCCTGACACCGTCCGGCGAGATTCCGGGGCCGCCGGACTCAAACCCTTGCCCCGGCGGCACTTGCGGCCATCGGCCCCGGAATCTCGGACTGCGGTGTCAGGCCGGTGCCGCCCCGGCGGAAGGTAGGTGGATCCGGGATCGAACTTCAGTGTTGACGCCCGGATGCCGAACGTGTCTGATACGGGGGTTCCGGGGCGAAGTGCTCCGGCCCGCATCAGCAACAGCAACAGCAGAGACAACATGTCCAACAGCAACAGCAACACGTTCGCCCCCATCGAGTCTTGGCCGCACCTCATCGAGGTGGCCACCGGCAACGCTGCCGCCCACCGGGCCACCGGGAAGGCGCGCGGCGAAGCCCGCAGGGATGGAGCCACCGCGCTCCCCCTGCCCGCGTGGGTGGATGAGTCCACCGCGCTCGATGGGATCGGCGACAAGTGCCTGGAACTGCCCCCGGTGGCGTTCCGGCATGCGCCCACCGCAGAGACGCGGCGGCGCATCATCACTGCCGCGACGCACCGGCAGAAGCAGGCGGAGAGCAGCAGCATGCTCGCCGTCACGGGGAGGCGGAGCGGCGAGAAGCACACCGCCCGCGACGTCGCCCCGGAAGACGTCGAGCCGACCTACTCTCCGATGGAAGACGCGGACGTTCGCGAGGCGGTGGCAGTCACGGTGGCAGCTCTCCCGGAACTGCTCCGTGACACGGTGAGCCGCCTGCTCGCCGGACTCGGCGCGCCGGAAGGGATCACCGGCGCGGCATGGTGGAAGCGATGCGAGCGCGCCCGCGAGGCGTTCGCCGACGTCTACGCCGAGAAGACCGGCAGCGTCGTCCCGGCCTACTGGCGCAAGTGAGCCGCGCCGCCACGCGCGGGCGGGGGCCCCGGCGGCCTCCCCCCGCGCGGGCTTCCCCCCGCCCCAAGGCCACCGTCGCCCGACCGCCCCCCACCCCTTGCACTCGCCCGGGCCTTGCCCGATACTAAACGGCACGTTGGTTTTAGCCACAGACTACACCCCGGAGCAAATCCGGGACGCGATCTACAACATCTGGAGCGACCCCATCGCCTTCGGTGTTGCACTCGGCTACAAGGGCGAGCCGAACTCGAACCGGAAGCAGTTCGGCTCCTTCCATCGCCGGATGCTGGAGCACGTTCACAGCCAGCCCAAGACCTCGACGATCGTCCCCCGTGGCCACGCCAAGTCCACGATGATTACGGTCATCGACACCTGCCACCACCTGCTGCGCCACCCCGAGTCCCGCAACCTCATCGCCTGCGCCACCCTGGACCTTGCCCGCAAGCTGGTGGGGGAGATCCGTGACCGCCTCAACGGCGACCTGGAGATCCTGCCCGGCCTCTACATGCCCGTCCGCGAGGCGTTCCCCTGGCTTGCCCTCCAGGGCGACGTCCGCAAGTCCGGCCCCGCTGACCAGTTCAACATCAACGGACGCGCCGGCAAAGGCCGTGAGCCTTCCGTATTCGCCGCCTCAGTCGAGTCGAACCTCGCCGGTAACCACCCCACCCGCGCCGTCATCGACGACCCGGCCAACGAGCAGAACTCTCGGACGTTTACACGCCGCCAGAAGGTCATCGACTTCATCGAAGCCCTTGAACCTCTGATGTACTCGCCCGATTCGCCGATCAACCACATCGGCACCCCTTGGGCTTTCCAAGACGTCACCAGCTTCCTGTCCCGCCGCGAAGATTGGGCACAGTTCCGCTTCGGCGTCTGGGACGGCGTCAACCCGGTCAACAAGCGCGCCGACAAGAAAGGCCCCGGCCCCAACGGCGCCTACGCGCTTTGCCCTTCCTTCCTGACCGCCGACGAGATCATCGAGAAGCAGGACGCCCTGAGCCGCACCTTCTTCTCCGCCCAGTACCTCTGCGAGCCTGTGCCCGCCGAGGAGGCCATCTTCGAGCCCGAACTGGTCGAGGCCGCCACCGACCCTGACCTCACGCTCAAGCGCCTCCCAGACGGCCCTGAGATCCTCCTGTACGACCCCGTCGCCCGCATCGACGGCACCACCGGAGACCTCAACGGCATCGTCGTCGTGCGCGTCCTGCCCGCCCACAAGCTTGGCCTCAAGGGCTTCGCCCCCGACCGGAACATCTTCATCCCTGTCCGCGCCCTGGAGATCCCAGGCGGCGCCGACGCAGCCGCGTGCTGGATCGAAGACGTCGGCGTCCCCGCCCACAAGAAGCATCTCAAGTCCATCTGGATCGAGAAGGTCGCGTCCCAATCTCTGTTCGCGCCTTGGCTGGAAGAACGTGGTAAAATCAAAGGCGTCAAGATCCGTGGACAGAAAATCGGCTCCGCCTCCTTGGCCTTCCGCCTTATGTCATTGCAGACCGCAATGCGTAAGGGCTACCTGATTTTCCCTAACGACTTCCCCGGTAGGGAAATCCTCGTTCAGCGCCTCATCGAGTACCCGCTCTCCAACTCCGACGACCTCATCTCCGCCCTTGCCCTCCTCTCCACGATGGTCGAGCGGCGCGGTGACCTCCCCGGCGTTGAACGAGGACCCAACCCGAACCGTGACTCCCTGAAGGTCTGGACCACCAGCGCACATGGAAACAACAGGCCAAACTGGTAAGCCCTACAAGCTCGACGAGCACGCCTCCATGGCGCTCGCCGCCCTCCTGCAAGAGTCCGCCGACGCCTTGCACGAGCCGCTCACAGGCAACGAGCGCCTCATCGCGGACATCTACACGGGCCGCGACCCCCTCGGCGGAGCAGCCAGCCTCATCATCGGCGAACAGGGCATCCCGGCTCACGTTATCCCTGACGCGCTGGCCACGTACTCGTGGCGCCCGCCCGAGACCACGGCCAACCTGTTCCTTTCGCGCATCCGCCAGATCGTCGCCAACCTGACGCCGGGCGTGCCGTCCTTCCGCGCCAAGGCCCGGGTCCCCGGCGCTGCCCACCTCGCGGACGACCAGAACCGCCTGACGCGGATCATGACCGACCACGGCGACCTCCGGGCCGCCATGCGCCGCGCCGCGTTCATTGGCCTCGTCTCGCCCTACTTCGGCGTCAAGGTCACCTACGACAAGAGCGAGAAGGTCGCCTACAACCGCGTCAAGTATTGCGCCGTCGAGGCACGCGACTGCGGCTACGAGCCGTTCCACCGCCGCTTCTACTGGCACGGCTACGACATGCAGTGGGGCGACCTGCCCGAGCACTGGAAACCCGACGTCTCCGGCCAGGAAGCGCCCCACCCCTGGGAGATCGTCCGCGTCACCGAGTGCTACCACGAAGGCTTTGCCCACGGCACCAAGGGCAAGGGCTGCCCCATGTCGATCTTCGTGGCCCGCAACCGCCACAAGGACCCCTCGCTCACCGAGATCAACCTGACCGAGGACGTTGAGAACCCGGTCGGCACCTACGTTTGCACGGAGACGCTCCCCGAGTGCCCGCTGGTCATCGGCAACTTCCTCGATCCCGCCCCGAGCGAGGACGTTCCCGCCGCCGAGGTGCTCTCGTGGATCCCGCTCATGCGGATGATCGTGCAAACGCTCGTGCAAATCGACCGCGAGGTCCGCACCAGCAACAACACGATCCTCTACGACAAGAACGCGATCCAAGACGACGCCATCCAGGCCGTCCGCAGCGTCGTTCCCGGCGGAACCGTGTTCATCGGCGTCGATGCCGACGACAACACGCGCGGCGTCAACGCCACGATGCGCCCGGTTGAGCAAAGCACCGTGCTCAACGAGTACCTCGGCGCGCTCCAGACCTACATGCGGCTCTTCGACGACGTCACGGGCGTCTCGCCGAGCGATCGGGGCATCCCGAGCAACCCTCGCAAGAGCGCAACCGAGGCCGCAGCGATCACCGACGCGGCATCCAAGCGCAACGCCGACCGCCTGGAGATCATGGCGGCCATGTGGACCAAGATCGCGCAGATCGGCTTCAAGTATCAGCGCCAGATCTTCGGCAAGACGGTCGATATCCCCCTCGACAACGGCGTCATCCGCACCATCCGGGTCCCCGACCCCATGGTTGCGTGCTTCAGCTTCGACGTAGACCCCGTTGAGCTTGGCCACCTGTCCAATGCGGGCGATATCCAGGCTCTGATGCAGTGGCTGACCGTCACGACCAACGCACAACAGGCATTCCAAGGCGGCATCCCCCGCATGACGCGCGAAGCTCTGCGCCGCCTCGGCAACGCCATGGGCATCGAGGACGCCGACATCTTCCTCGACGCTCCCACCATCGAACTCGGCCCCGAAGAGCGGTACATCCGCTTCCTGCAAACGCAGGAGCCGATCATGGTCTTCGAGGACGACCAGCACGACATGTACGTCGCCTACTACGCCAAGATGCAGGAGGCGGCAGTGGCCCGGAACGCCGACGAGTTCGAGCTTATGGCCCTGCGCCAAGCCCTCGACATGCACCGCATGTACGCAGCGCGCCGCCAAGAGGTCATCAACCCCGCCTCCATGGGCGGCATCATCCCCGGCGTGGGCGCTGGCCCCGGCGAGGTGGACAACAACATGCTCGCTGCCCTGGCTACGGGCCAAACGCCCCAAGCCATGCCCCAGGGCGGCATCGGAGAGACGACCTACTGATGATCTACCCCTACCGCTGCCCCGAGCACGGCCCCTTCGAGGTCGAGAAGTCCATGGCGGACTCCGACCGCCCCGAGCCCTGCCCTGCATGCGGCGTCGAGCAGGAGGAGCAGGACATCACGGCCAAGCGCGTCGGCGGCTACGTCTCTACCGAAGGCGACTGGTGCAGCGGCAAGCTAGTCCACCAGCTTCACCCCAAGCACCCTGACCGGATGGTGACTTCCAAGCGCCAGATGGAGCAGGTTTACAAGAAGCACGGGATCTCCATCGACACCGGAAAGTTCGAGTCGAAGGAGGCCCAAATCGCGGCAACTCTCCCGCACAAACTGCGTACCGGAAAGAACCCGGGCGTCGTTGGGGGAGTTGACGATTGAGCTTTAAACATCTAAGCTACCCCCCGGGTAGTTTTCTTCAAACCGAGCCGAGAGGTAACCGTGTCTGAACCTACCCAACCCTCCGCCACCGAGGAAACGCAGCCTGTAAGTCCCAGCGTGGAGCCTGTCCATCAGGTAGACCTAGCTGAGGAAGCGGGAAGAGCAGCGGCGCAAGTCGCACCCACGGAGCAAAAAGTTCGCTCTTTGGATGATCTCGATTTGGACGGCGCTGTTCGTTCCAAGATCGAGTCTTACGTCAGCAAGGCAATCAACGACGCCGTCAGTAAGCACGACGAGCGGCAGAGCAAGAAGCTCAAAGACGACGGCTACATGAACCGTAGCCAGATCGAAGAGCTTCTAGTTGCTAAAGACGCCGAGTACCAGCGCCGCGAAGCAGCCAAGGAATCGTTCCTGAACGTCCTTGGCAGCGAGGGGCTGCATCCCGGTTCGGAAGGCTACAACAAGGTCCAAGCGACCTACGCTGAAGCCGTCCGGTCTGGCAAGCTCACGCCCGAGATCCTGCTCACTGAGGCGGGCATCCGCACCCTCGTCGCCATGTCCGGCGCGAGCGGCACCCCTCAAGCAGGTGCTCCGCAAGCGGGTCTCGCCAAGTCGGCCCCCGAGGGCTCCATGCTCTACGCTGACGGCACGGTCCAGCTAAACGCTAAACGTGCTGACGACTCGACCCTGGAAGATCGCATGCGTCGTGCGGTCGAGGCATCTGTTCGACCCACTTCCTGAAAGCACTCCGCTAGGACCCAACCGTGACAATCCCCTCACTGTCTAGCCGTCAGCTAGACACGATGGTCTCGACGGCCATCGACACCTACTCGCGCGATCCGATCAACGCGCTCACCGACTCCGGTGAAAAGTTCCTGAAGACCGCTGCCTCCCAAGGCCGCGTCTTCGTCGTCAACGACTCCGAAGCTGTCCGTCACCCCATCATGTACGATGGCGGTGAGAACTCTTCGCTGTACGTCCCCGATCTGCTGTCGGGCCAGCCGACTAGCAACAACCTGTCGGACGAGGCATACGAAGTGCTGACGCACTGCCGCTTCGAGCTTCAGGCGGGCACGCGGAACATCAACTTCCCGCAGTCGCAGCCCCCGGGCAACGTCATCGACTACGTCTCGAACGTCGTCAAGGCGAACATGATGGAGATCCTCAACGAAGAGGAGATCCTGTTTGTTACCGGACGCCCCAACCGCAACATCCCGGCTGGCCCGCACCTCGCGCACGGCGCGTACCCTGGTGACGGCAACTACCTCGCGGGCTACCCGATCTCTCTCCCGGGTCTACTGTTCAACTCGTCTTCGCCTACTTCGGACTCTGGCGACGCTGACGGCACGACTACGGACGAAGCCTTCGCCGCCATCAAGACGGACGAGGTTGCGCGTTGGCAGCCGTACCACGTTGCGGCTACCGGCACCGACAGCTCTGGAATGTTTGGCGATCTCCAGAAGGCGATCCTGAACGCGACCTACTCCGAGGTTGAGCGCCCGACGCATGTCTACGTCACGCTGGACCAGTTCGAGAAGTTCCTCGACCTGCTCCGCACCCAAGGCGCCCTGCCCGACCCGGTTCGCGCCGACATGGGCAAGGAGGGGACCATCCCCTTCGGTGGTGTCACGATCGACTGGTCGCGCTACCTCGCAAAGAACGCGATCTACGATCTGACGGACCCGGAGAACACGACCGCGTCCTACCCGATGATCGGCATCAACTGGAACTCGCTCCGCCTGAACACTGTCCGCGCTGGCGGCATCGGTGACGGCAGCATCGGGTTCATCCGCCAGATCGGTGAGTTGCAGCCCCACCCGCTGCGGTCCAACGTCTTCAAGCGGATCGAGTGGAAGCGCCAGTGGTCGGTCGATAACGGGCGCCGCTCGTTCTTCACGATCTACGGCAACGTCAGCGTTTAGTTGACCGGGGGAGCCCCTCCCCCTTCCGGTGGTAAATCGGGCGGCGGCAAGTAAGCCGCTGCCTTACCCCAACCCGCTTCAATCGTATGGCAACACGCGCAGAACTAAGAACCCGACTCAAACGGCGCCTTGGTCTGGGCGTGTTGTCTGCGGTTGAAACGGAACGCCTCAACGAGGCAATCAACAGCGGACTCTCACGAGCCGAAACAGACAACATCCCCGGCCTCAACCGCTGGGAAATGACGGGCAGCGTCCTCGGTCGCCTTGACCTGTCAAGCGTCACCGTCACGCAGCACAGCGCCACGGTTAATGTGGGAGGCGTACATGTTCAGAACGACCATGTGCATCCGCGTGACATCCTCGTTGTAATCGAGGACGACGGCACCAAGACCAAGTTCCTCATTGAGGACGCGAGCGGCTCCCAGAACATTCTGCTGGGCATCAAAGCCAACCGCAGCATCGCCGGAACAAACGATAGCTACATCATCCGGCGCACGCTGGAGTTGCCCTCGACGGGTCAGATCGTTTCGATCCTCCCGGTAGAGGCCAAGACTGCTGACGGCCTTGCTCGCGAACCGGGCCTTGCTCTGCGCGATCCGTTCAAAGAAGGCACGCCTCGGTTCTACGAGCAGAACTTCTCGGACCTGCACGACACATCGTCCGTCTCGCTCTGGCCCGCGCCGACCGACACCACGCTCCAGTGGACAGTCACGCAAACGCAATACAAGCCGCGCATGGCGTCCGACTCCGACAGTCTGGAGTACCCCGAGGAGGTACTCGACGCCGTCCTTGAACGTGCCCGCGACTGCTACATGACTTGGACTGGCGCGGCTAACCAGAACGACATCACTGCGAGTTACCGAGCCCTGCGCGACACCAGCGATGCGCTCAAGAACTCCAGCAACCCCAAACAGGTGTTCTACAAGACATGAGTTGCGGCGAAGGCTGTGGCTGCGAGAGCGGTAAGTTTGGTTGTAGCTGCTGCTGCGCTCCCGTCACCAACATCAAAGGGGGTATCCACCCCGACTCCATCGAAAGCGTTGCGATAGACCTTGTCCTCGAAGAGGAGGGAACTATCACGCGAACGCACCGCGCCGAAACGCTCCTCCCTGAGCCGGTGCATATCGTTGGCATCGACGTCGCCTTGGTCGCTATCAGGCGCGACACCGCCGAACTCAACTCGGCCAAGCAGGTCATCGAACCGCTGACCGGAGCAGAGGGCAACCTGCGTGGCCGCGTGCCCGTCACTGTCTCGCTGTACACCATTCCGGGTTACGCGCCGGGCGATCTAAACAAGGGCGGGTTCAACCCCGACGACACCTCGGAGCAGAACCGCCGCTACGTCACGACCTGCGCCGTGACCTCGCAGAACCCGTTCTGGAAGTCACAAGAAGACCTCTTTGGCTTCTTTGCTGACGGCGGTCTCTTCATCGAGATGATCGCCCCCTCGGTGCAGTACGGCGTCCGCGTCGTTGTCCGCTACGTCCCGCGCCTCCAGTTCTCGCCCGCCTACCACGACCCGCTCGAAGTCATGCAGCACTACTGGCAGTGCAGCCGCGACGGCGAGTTCCTCGAAGGCTTCTACGGCGGCACTTCCCTTGACCTTGGGTCTGGCGAATCGTCTCCGCCTGTCTCTGAGCAGACGAGCACTGGCCGCTCCTTTAGCTCCGAGGCCAGTAGCAACGAGACTTACGACACCTGGGACACGTTCCTGTCCTACCCTAACTGATGAACCTCCAGAGACATCGCATCGACGAGCTACCGATGGATCGCCGCATCGCTGGCGAAGCTCGCGGTATCTCTGGTGGTCCTCAGATGGGCGCCCTCTACGAGCGCCGCGAAGTCGATCCTGAAGCGCCGCACGTTAAACGGCGCAAGGGCACCGAGCGCAACGACGTTGCCGTGCCCAACCGGCTCGGCGCGACCTACGACAGCACCAAGGGTCGCATCGTCGCCGACAAGAACTTCCAGGGCACTGCGGTGGGCTCGACTGGTTGGACGATCTTCGGCACGTTCAACGTCCCTAGCGACACCGACGAGACGACCCGCTACTGCCGCGTCATTACTTTCGGCAACGTCTCGCTCTACGTTGAGCGCAGCGTAAACGCTGGGGCGCCCCAAGTCCGCATCTCCGCCTACGACCGTCTCGGTAACTTCATTGTCCAGACGGCCCGGCGCACCATCGACACGGCCAACGGCAACGCTTTCCACTTCTTCTTCTGCCACGATCTCAACACTTTCCGGCAGAACAAGATCAGGCTCAACCTGTGGTACGTCTCGGAAACGCCAACCCTTGCGCCGGACGTAGACGCACTGCACGCACTGATCCCCTCGCCTACGCTCGAACTGTTCGGCGAGAACGAGTCGGCGCTGCTGCCCCGCTTCGCGCCTGTCGTCGTCAACAACGTCCGCATCTTCGGCAACGACGACTACACGACGGGCGACTACAACGCGCTTGCCCGCAGCACTGACGCGAGCGATGCTGGCTTGGTCTGGCAAGACCTTCTGTCCGAAGGAGGTAACGTCCTCTCCTACGGCAGCCCGGAGATCAACTCGTATGTGATCCCCACTGCGCCCCAGCTTTACGGCGACGAGCCTGACACTATCCGCTTCGGCGGCCTTGGCGTCATCGAGGTCCCGTTCTACCTCGACTTCGACGAGTACTTCTGGACGACGACCAACGCCGCCGCCCGCGAGAACTGGTGCTTCCAGCTAAAGCTGACGCTGCCAAAGATCCTCCGCGCCTCCACGGTCTTCGAGCTACAAGACCTTGTCCGCCTCGAAGTTGTCCAAGACGGCGGCTGGAAGTTTAAAGCGTTCTGGAGCGACACCGGGGCCGAGATCCTGCACTCGACCACCTTGACGGGTGGCGAGTCCTACGACGTCTTTGTTGCGCGTGACGCCAACAGCGTCTACCTCAAAGTGGACACGGTCGAGGTTTCTGCCGCTGCGCCCAACCCGATCGTCTACGCCTACGACAAGACGCTCGGCTTCGTCATCGGCGACAAGGTGGACTTCGAGAACAGCGCCCCCTTCGGCGGCCAACTCTCTCGCTTTGTCCTGCACAACGACGAGAGCCGCAGCTTCCAAGAACGCGAAGACGCCGTGCTCTACTACGACGTCAATTCGGTCCAAGGCGACGAGATGCTCGACCGGGGCAACCGCTCGCTCAACGGCTACCTTGGCGTCCGCTCCGACACGCAGCCGCCCTACTACGCAGAAGGTGGCTTCCCCGGCGGCGCCTACGTTGCAGCCTCGGGCGGCTACCTGATCTCGAACTCCAAGCCCGACATTGGCTACACGGGCGAGCTTCGCAAGCCGCTCACCAAAGACGCCGTTGTCCAGCGCCGGGGTCGCCGCGCCTTCCTTACGTCCAACGGCGTCAACTACATCGTTGACGACAAGACGAAGTCGATCCGCCCCCTCGGCATCCCGCGCCCCAGCACCAAGGTCTCTTGCACCCCGCAAGGCGTTGGCGCCATCGACGGCTTTGTCCGCTACGCCTACCGCTACGTCTCCATCGACGGCACGGTCGGCCCCGTCTTCGAGCTTGACCCCTGCGATGCGACGGGCGGCGTCAACGTATACATTGGCGCCGAGACGTTTAGCACGCCGAGCGACCCCGCCTTCGGCCTCTCTTACGGCGAGACCGAAAAGGACAAGCTCGTAGCTGACGACGCGGTCGAGTGCTTCATCGCACGCGACTACGACTCGGGTAACAACCAGCTACTCCACACGGAGAAGAGCTTCCCTGGCCTAACGCTCGAAACTGCCTTCCGCATCCCAGACGTCGGTCAGTCAGTCAAAGAGTCTGTCGTTTCGCAAGGCGTTTATTGCCCCCCCGGCCCGAGTGAGTGGGTGTCGCGTAACGCGCCCAAGAACTTCCCGTGGATCGGGAGTAACGCGCAGGAGTGCTGCTTTCAGTTCACCTTCCGCTACAGGCGAGACTCCCGCACGGGCAAGTCGCACCAAACGCTGTTTATGGTTGGGGCCGAGAACCAGAAGTACAAAACTGGTTCGATCAGCAGCAGTACGCACTGGCGCTTGCACCACCTTGTCGTCTCGATCCAACCGCCCAGGACCATTGGCGACTTTACACGCAAGTCAATCGTCGTTACGCGTGACGCGCCCTCCGGCAGCAACCACCGAGACAACGACCTGACCCAATGGTCGAAAGACGTCACGCTGCTCGACAATCACGACTACACCATCTTTGTTAGTCGTGCCGGAACGCTCTACGGCAACGCTCCAGGCGCCGACGTTACGCTCGCTCTCTACGATCACACCGACGACGAGTGGGAAAACTTCCCCGGCGAACCTGCGGGCACTGTGCAGATTGCCGGGATCAACTTCTGGGGCTCAAGCTACTCGGGTTCGGCGCGCGACCAAGTTCTGTGGGGCGGCTGCCGCTGGGAAAGCGGGTGGATTTCAGGCAAGACGCGCGTCCGTCCTACGGCGGGCTCTTCGTCGTTCGACTTCACCTATCTAAGTGCTTTTGCCAACGGCACTACGCTCAGCCAAACAGACCCCATTGGTCAGGTCATGTACCACGGGCGCATGTGGCGGCAAGACTTCCCGCTCACGCTCTTGGCCAACAAAGCTCTCGACCGCTATGGCGCGCGCAGCGGCCCCCTGGCCAACAACCTAGAAGTTGACGTCGCGTTCTGCCCCGACTCTTCCAAGAGAGTGATTAACGGTGGCTACGATTACCCAAGCGACATTCGCACTAGGTACTTCGCGTGGCCCGCCGGTTTCATCAACGCCAACGTCACGCTGACTGACGTTGGAGAGAAGGGCGTGTTCTTGGGCTACGGCTTCGACAACACAATTACCGCAGGTTCGCCCGACACTCACGCAGTCACCTCGACGGATGACATCCCGCTCTGGTGCGCCTACTCAAGCCGGGACGAGGGTTCGCTTATCATCGGCACAGGTAAGGACCCCGCCGTCTCCATCGCCAAGAAGAAGTGGCACGATGGGTCGGACGTCCAGACCTTCGACGAGTTTGCCAACACCATTGACCTCAAGCAGTGGACTTGGATCACGCTGTACATCTCGCAACAGGCGGGCCTTGGCGGTTCGGCAGGTGAGTACCAAGTATGGCTAGAGCGAGTCTTCATCGACGGCAACACAGGACCGTGGGGCGAACTCTTCAATGCGGGCATTGGCGTCTACAAGGCGCAAAACACCGCAGCGGGAGCGGGCCAGTACACGCTGTTCACCGTAGGTGGCGTCCCCGGTATCGAGAGCGACTACGAAATCGAGATCGCTGAAGCGCGTCTCTGGGACGGCGAACGCTACACCGCGCAAGGTGGCGGCGAGGGTAACGAAACCTTTGGCCCCTACCTCTCGACGCGCATCCCGCCGAACGACTGGGACAAGCTTTGGCACTACCTCCGCTTTGCTCCGCTCGATGTCAACGACATGGACAACCAAGCCACGATGGACAACGTGGGTGGTTACTCCGAGGAGGGCGGCAACACACAGGTTTCGACGGACGCGGTCGTCATCTACCAAGGCGCGCAAGTCAAAGAGGGTGGCGATGTCAGCGGCAGCGGTGGCGCCGACTACTTCATTCCCTTCCCCACGCCGCCTCAATCTTCCATCCGGGGCATTCAACTCTTCCGCACGCAGGTCGTGCCGGTCGAGGAGAACTACCCCAACGGCGAGCCGAACCCCAACGCCCAGACGGACGCGTTTAAAGCGTGCCGCGCTGCCCCGCTCTACTACCTGAGCGAGATCCCGGACGGCACCCAGGCTTACTTCGACACCGCCACCGACGCGCTCCTCGGCGCCGAACTCAACTTGACCGAGGGCCTGATCCCCGGCAACCCTGGCGGCGTCTTCGAGTGGGACAACTTCCTCGCCATCTGGGTCACCGACGCGCCGCGCATCCACTTCGCTGCCTCGCCCGATTCGTGGGAGAGCTTCCCCAGCGACATGGTCCTCGAACTTCCGCTCAAGGAGTCGGGCACCATCCAGGCAGCCACCGAGCTTGCCTCCCGCGATGCGCGTAACTCTCGCGTCCTTGTCCTGGGCAAGAGTTGGGGCCTCTTCCTCGACGGCTCGCCCATGCAGCCCCGCGTCAACACGCTGGGCGGCGGCGTCGGCGCAGCTTCTTCTCGCTGCCTCGTCGTCGAGAAGGGCATCGCCTACGCCTACAACGGCACGCTCTGGGCAATCACCGGAGACGGCGCGTGCGAGGACATCGGCCTCCCCGTCCTTGACCTCCTGCCCGACCCCAACAACACACGCCTCTCTGTCTCGTCGTCGCTGTCCTCGCTCTTCGTCATCGACGAGGTGTCAGGTCTGACGCTGCGCTGGCACTTCGCACGCCGCGAGTGGTTCGTCGAGGACCGCTATGCCCTGGGCACGACCGACATTGACGGCACGGACAACTGGGTCCACGTTTCGGGCTACACCTCTAAGGGTGGCACCCAGGTCTACGGCGACGACATTGCCAGCAACACGCCGCAGACCTTGGACGTCACCAGTTGGGACAACAACGCGGGCTATCTAAAAGTCCCGTCCACGACGGGAATCTTCTCAGGTATGCGCGTCACGGTTGCAGCCAACCAAGACGCTCGCATCCGCGAGACGCACGAGGTGGACTACGTCACCCCCACGAACATCTACGTCAAGGGAGACCTTGCCCTGGCGTCGGACAGCAGCAACACGCTGGACGGCGAAACTGTCTCGCTCACTTATACTGTCCATCCGGGCGTCGGCTACTGGGGCATGATGCTCGATACCGGACAGTTCATGAACTCGGGAGTCATCAAGCATGTGGACATTGGAGTTACAGACGGAGATAGATGGAACGCAATGTCTGCGGGTGCAGACTTTGCCGGGGACCCCTCCGACCGAAGCGCATTTGATGCTCCTGAATCTAGTCCGACTCCTGTGTCTGACGGAGGAGGATCTGGAGTGTCCTCCCGATATGGACTCACTGAGCGACAGCGAATCCAACGATTCCTTATCTGGTCGCTTGAACAGCGAGCCGTGGGACTTTCCGAACTGGAACTGAACTTCACCGTCAATGATTGACCGCCTCCACCAACTCACGTTCCTGGCCAAGGCGTTCGACGCCGAGGCAAAGATGCTAGAAGCAGGCGCTCTGGCAGGAAAGGACACGGAGCAGGTGTGCCCGGTGCGTCACTCGTTTGGCGACGGCTGCTACATCCGCGAGTGGAACAGCCCGGCAGGAGTGCTGACCGTCTCCAAGGTCCACAAGATCGCCCACCCGTTCTTTGTCCTGAAGGGCAAGGTCTCGGTCCTGACCGAGGACGGCGTCGAGACGGTCACTGCCCCCCATTACGGCATTACCCCGCCGGGCACGAAGCGTCTGCTCTGGACGCACGAGGAGACCCAGTGGGTCACCGTGCATGTCACCGAGCAAACCGAGCTAGACGCTATCGAAAGCGAGATCATCGCTGCTGATCCGGTCATCGAACTGGACCTTGGGGCAGCGATCAAGCAGGTCTTCTTGGAGGACACCAAATGAGTTGGGCAGCATCAGCCATCTCGCTAGGCGCGGGCATCGGCAGCAGTATCCTTGGCAGTCGCTCTGCAAAGAAAGCAGCGAGGCGCCAAGCCGCCCTTGCGCGCGAACAAGCGAACAAGCTACGCGCTCGCGCCGCAGAGGAATCGCTTGCGTCTAAACGTGAGATCGAGACGATGCGGACAATGCGCGCTCTCGACCTGCCCGCGTTTAGACAGGCCAGCGAGACCGCCATGCTCCAAGCCCGCAAGGGCGCCGAGCGCATGCAGCGCCAGCGCATGATGGGCCGCCTTGCCCCCGACGTTCGCAGCGCGATCTTCGGCGGCGAGTTCCAGCAGTACGTCGGGCGCGAGATGCAGCGCCTTGGTCAGTACGCCGGGCTCACGCAGCAGATCCTCCAAGCCACGGAGCGCCAGCAGCAGTACGCGCTGAGCATGGAGCAGCAAGCGGCCAGCATCGAGCTTGGCGGTCAGATGCAAGCTATCCAGACCGAGGCTGCGGCGGGCGACCCCGCTGGCAACATCCTCGGCGCGGTCGGCCAAGCGGCTTCGCAGTTCGCGTCAGCCAAGCTGTCCAAAGCTGAAGCGGCTGGTAAGACCAAGGCGGACTGGCAAAAGCTGGCGGTATCGCAGCCGGAAGGCTTTGGTAAGCAGTTCCTCGATGCGGGCGGGAAGTTTAACCAAGGCTCCTTCGACACCTTCTACGACACCATGATGAAGTCTCAGCCTGCTGGGATTGACCCCTTCTGGTCCGGCTGGTTCAGCGGAGAGTGACCAATGAGTGACTTCGCAAAGTTCATTGCCCAGATCGGCGGCGCACTCAGCGCCCAAGGCGCGGGCGGTTCGCAAGGTCTCCAGAACTTCATGGCGACCCTTGCCCAGCAGCAAGCTCAGACTTCGCAGCAAGACTTTGCTCGCGAGTCAGAGTCTCGCCAGCAGATGTTCACCCTGCACCGTGATCGCCTTCAGCGCGAGCACGAGAGGCAGATGCAGGCTGAGAAGCTTGCTGCCGAGAAGGCCGAGAAGGAGGAAAGCTACGTCGGCCAAGCGGGCGCGATCTATCACTACGCGATGGCGAGTGATACCAACAAGGCAGCCGTCTCGGATTACCTCCGAAAGGTGATGCCTGCGCTTAATCAGGTAGACGCGCCGTTTGAGTGGGACAACCAAGCGGTGATGACGGACCTTATCGCGGACGCGGCTAGGACCGGGTTCACGGTGGGGCAAGCGCGTGAGATCAGCGGAGAGCGCAGTATCGCCGAGGACTGGTATCGCAGCAACACCAACGGTGTGGTCCAGTTCACGACCGAAGAAGCCTACAGAAGGGATCAGAGCAACTACGCCACGCTTACTGGCAAGCTGAATGAGCTAAGAAGTACAGCCAACGCCATCGGCCAAGACATTCGAGCATTGGCCGAAGACCAAGGGCGTAGCTTGGTCGGCTCGTTTGAGAAAGCGTTGATGATTGCTAACAGGCTACAGACGCAAGAGAATGCCTACAAAGCGATCATGGAGCGGGATCAGTATCGGCACTTCCTTGCGCCCGGTACTGCGCTTAAAGCTGAGTTTGATGCTTACACTACAAGCATGGGGTCAGTCGGCGAAAGCTTGGCTACCGCGCAGAGCAACCTTGCCGTCGATAGCATCGGCTCTTGGAGCCCTGCCGACCCGCTGGAATTGCCCCTCCTTATGGAAGGGTACGGTGGTGCTCCGGGCGAGTACGACGACTTCAAAAAGGGCATGCGCTCGAAGTCTTTTCAAGCGCATCGCACAGTCTGGAACAACCAGGCTTCGTTCATCAAAGACTTGGCTGTTGCCGATCAGGCGTATCTCAACGACGCCGATCGCGAACTAATCGCCAACGTCCAAGAGTACGTCACGGACGACGGCAGCCTTGATCTTGAAAGGATCATGTCTGACCTGCGAACGGCGCAAGCTGCTAAGGATGACGGCAAGGTTACGCAGCTTTCGGACATGGTGCGTCGCGTCCAGAACTTTGACAAGGCGGGCAAAGAGACAACCATTGCTCGTGGCCGCGCGCGTACAAGGGCGACAAACGAAGTGATGGCCATCAGCGAGCAGTTTCGACACAAGTCGAGCCTGGGCTACCCGCTGTTCGATTCACTGGAAGACGCGCGTCAAGCAGTTGACGCTTACGGTATTCCCGATGAGACCCACCCCGACCAGAAACGGGCACCGGGCACCGAAGCCGAGCAGCTTGCTTTCCTCCAACGGGTTGTCAGTTCTGACGACGGGCTGGGCAAACTCGCCACCAAGCTGTTTTCCAGCCTACAGGGAAGCGAAGAGGGCGTCTCGATCGGCTTTGCCCTTGACCAGACTCAGGTTAAAGGCGAGCAGATCCTCAAGTCACTTCAGCTTGAAGATCGCCCAGAGGTTCGCAGCAAGCTATACGGCAAGCTGCGCGAGTTGACAGGCTCGGACAAGCACGCGCTCATCGAAGCGCAGGGCGGGGCCATTGCCCAAGTCCACGACTACAACTACACCGCCGTTGATCGGGTCACTAACGGCGGCACGCGCAGCTATTACCACATGCTGCCTGAAGAGGATAAGTTCCGCTGGCGCGCAGACTACACCGAGGAAGTCTTTGGCGTTTCGCTCGACCCGGACGAGATGGCGGACACGTTGAACGTGTGGCTGGGTCGGTTTCGAGGGGATCGACCTGCCTATACCCAGCCGTCTGCTTGGAAGTGGGACGACTCTCGGTTTAGAGGTGACGACAAGCGTCTTCGCTTTAACCGAGAAGTCGCAGGTGAACTAGAAGCGGCGTCTCTCTTCGACCTGCACGCCCTTTGGAGTGATTTCGATCCTCGCTACGCCGATCTTCAAGACGAAGCGGGACGCATCAGCGACTTCGCGTATAAGCAGCACAACGCGGGGTACAACGCTGTGCGCGGTGGTCCCAGTGTCTACCAACCTGAGTGGCGCGAGTACAAGCCTTGGGCGCAGGGCGAGGCTGCTTCTTACATGCGCGGCGAGAAGAGCTTCCGCAGAGAGTACGAAGCGTCAACTCCCGCAGAAGAGATCGACCAGAACCTCGTCAACCAGCTTGACCGTCTGGATTACATGCGAGGCATGGACACCTCTACCCTCGTTAATGTAACGCCGCAAGAGCAAGCGATGCTGGTGGGCATCCAAAGACACCTGCGTCAGGTACCTTACGGCGCTGCGATGCTGGCTGTGCGAGGTGACCAAACCACGGGCGGGGCTCCGACAGGCTTCTCGTTTAAAGAGCTAGGTATGACCATGGCGTCTCCTGAAGCTCTGGCAGAGGCAGCCGAAGCACGCGAGCCCGTAGACCTGCGCTCTAGGGTCATCAACACTGACGTTGAAAACCGCGCAATCGACCGCGCGCTGCGTAAGCTGGACAACCTTGCCATGGCTCCAGACGCTACGACGTTCTACGACCTCGACCCGCGCGATTCGCGTGTTCAGGGCGAAGTGCTCACCGCGCTAGCTATTGAGCAAGAGAAGCAGGAGTTGGGCAGGACCAAGGACAAGGTCCTTGCCCTTGAGTTTGCCCAACAGTCGTCAACGACGCTGAGCATTCGGCCCCGCATCGGTAAGGCTCTTGCTGGTAAGTCGTTTACCAACGGCAAGGAGTTGGCTGCGCTCCTTACCGATAACCTGCCGCGCATCACAGGTGAGAAGAAAGACGCCCTTGCTCTTGAAGAAAGCCCGGTTGATCCGCTTCTGGTGGAAGTTGCTGAAGCGGAGACAACGTCGGAGGCGGTTAACGCCATGATCGACGTCTTTGCTGAGACGACGACTATTCACGCTCAGCGTCAAGCGGTCTCGCTTTCGACGATGACTCCGCAAGAGTTCCGCAACGCTACCTTGCAAGAGGCGCAAAGGGACTACGGCGAGATTCGCGTGCAGCTTAACGCCATTGCACGCGAAATAGGCATTCGCGCAAAAGCCAAAGGCCAGTACACCGCAGGAGACCTGCCCCCCGGTCTTCAGGCTCGCGTTAACACTGAGGCGTTTAACGCGCTTGCTAAGAACGCGGGCGACCCCGACGCCAACGCCATGCTTGCGCTACACATTTGGGCGGCGCATCAAGCCGTACTTGACCGCTAATGGGATACGACAGGCTACAGCCCGGCTTCCTCGATCGGGTCTTCAACTCCACGATCAGCCTTCCGCAGCAGGTTATCTGGCGGATTTGGCGTGCCATTGAAGACGACGAGGTCGATCTCTTCTCCGAGAAGGGACTCTTGGATGCAGCACTGATCCCTGGCCTTGGCGTCTTTGACGATCACAAAGAAGATGTCATGCCGGACTACATGGCCGAGCAAATGGGCATGGCGAGCGAAGGGGAGAGTGGCTTCGTATCTCAGCTTGGTGCGGCCATTCTCTCTGACCCGCTGACCTACATGACTGGCGGCCTGTCCGCTGTCGGCAAGGTAGGCAAGGCCGCAACCATGGCCAAGCGTGCGCCCGCTATGACCAAGGCGCTGCGCGAAGCGGCAGAGAAGAGCGGCAAATCGCTAGACGACATGATGCGGACGATGACGCCAGACGACTATCTGGGGTACATCGACACTGCAATCGACGACGTCTCAAAGCAGGGGGGCAAGCAAGCGGGACGACAGCACCGCCATCTCGAAAAGATGCGGAGCATGATGCAGTCGTCTGCTGCCGAAGCAAGCTCCTTGCACCGTCGCCGCCACCACCGCAGCGGCATGATCGGCCCGCCCAAGCCGTTTAAGCTCACGATTGACGAGGCGGTTAAGAAGACCCGCGACCGCCAGATCAGCGTTGGCCTTCCGGTCTTCCATCGCTGGGGCGCTAAGTACGACGTCTTCGACGGCTACTCTAGCTGGTGGCAACTGCACAAGGACGGCGTCAACAAGGGCGGCACCCTGCTCGCCAAGAGCATGATGCTGAACAAGCTGGTGGATCTCCCCGGCGTCGGCACCACGCTCAAGAACCTGACTTCCCCTGTCCGCCACCTGCGTGGTGGTTGGCAGGTGGGGCGTGAGGCTCAGGTTGCACTGGCCCGAGGCGACTCGCTGACGCCTGAGGAAGCGCAGAGCTTTGCAAAGTGGCTAAGCCCTGATGGTGCTGCGCCCGTTGCACTCGACGCACACAAAGCTGCCGACAAGTTCGGTGGGCGCGAAGAAGTCCTTGAGCACCTCAAGGCGGCTTACGAAGAGGGCATCATCAAGCGCAACCTCACTCACGAGGAAGCCTTCAAGAAAGCCATGAACTCTGTCGGCATCGGCTCCCGCAAGGAGACGGGCGCGATGCTGTACGGGCGACTGACCGGTCGCACAGCAGACAGCGAGTTCTTTCCTAAGTGGGGTACTGGTGCGTCTAAAGGCAAGGCAGCCTTTGAACCCATTCTCGACAAGCTAATCACGCAGCACGGCAAGGCGAGCAAGCTGCACCAGCAAGGTCGGGCTTCCCTTGTTCCGGTGACCACCGAGAACAGGGCTATCGCCGAGATGTACGAGACTGAGCGTAGCGAAGACCTGCTCAAAGGTTTTGCCGCCATCTCGGAGGGCATGTTTAAAACTGGCCAGTCGATGAAGGCGGCGGTCAACCGCGTCTTCCGCACGGGCGAGGCCAGCGCGCTAGGTGAGCAAGCCTACGGCGAGTTCCTTGCCAACGTCGCCCGCGACAACGACCAACTCGAACTGCTGGCCCAGGGTCTCTACAAGAAACTCCAGTCTCTGACTAGCGGCCCGGACGCCAAGCTGTCTCAGCGCGACGTCACCACACTGGTCAGCAAACTCATCGAACTCGACGCTTTGCCCGGCGAGATCGCTGCGTCGTTCCGCGTTGCCGAGATGAACCCGAGTCAGTTGAACCGGGTCCTTCTCTCGATGGACAACTTCATGAAGCGGCAGCGGCAGTCGCTCACGACCATCGAGAAGCTGCTCAAGAAGGGTGGCTTTGCTGACGAGGCCACTAGGCAGAAGCTCCTCGATGCGTTTAACGACGAGGTCTTCCCTTTTATGGAGCGCAAGGGTGAGGGCAACCTCCCTGGCCAGCAACTGGTGGGCGTGTTTGAGCGCCTCATCAAAAACGACAGCAAGATCGTCGAGGAGTTTACCCCGGCTCAAGGCAGGATCCTGCGTCGTGCTAACGAGGGGTACGTCATGCGCGGCGCGGAGCTTCCGCTCACTGCGCGACAGGAAGCTGCCGCTGCAAAAGGTAAACAAGCAACGCCTCGTGTTTTGCTTGGCGACTACCAAGGGCGCTATGCGGGCTCGCTGTCAAACGAAGAAGTCGCGAGAGCACTCCTTGAGCTAGACGATGCGGGCCAACGCGCGCTGACTCAGGACGAGGTGATTGCAGCAGCCGAGGAGATGCCTGCTATCCGGCAACTCCTTCAGCGTCGTGTTGACGCCGGTTTGCCTGAGATCACTATCCCTGAGCTACTGACGGCCATGTCTAAGTCTGGCCGGACAGAGACGCGCCTGATCCCCCGCGAGGTCACCGAAGAGATCCCGCTCTGGGACGCGCAGCGCACTAGCTGGACGGGCCAGCAAGCGCAAGCGCAAGCCCAGCAGTGGGGCTTCGACATCGTGCAGAACGAGTTCGTGGATGCGGCGGGCAAGACGCGCTCGGGCACCTTCCGCTTTGAGCCGCACCATCTAAACGTCTCGGAGATGACGATGTTCCAGCAGCGGGGCATCTTGCCGGGAACCCCCATCCCGCCTGCTGGAGGCTTCCGCACTTACGGCGAGGCCATGGCCGCCTTGCGCTCGGCCCTCAAGCGCAACCCGGACTACATGGCGAAGTACGGGCCGGGCTTCCGCAAGGTCAAGCAGCCTATTCGCATTGCGACTAAGGACATTGAGGACGTCAAGGAACTGCTCGGCGCAGAGGATCTTGCCATCCTCAAAGGTAAGGGCACTAAGTTCGACGAGACCGCCCTGCCCGCCGAAGCGCATTCAGACTTTAAACGTCTGCGGGGCCTGCAAGAACGCCGCAAGCTGCCGAAGGATCACGACCTGCACTCGCCGGTCATTGAACCGCTTCGACGCACGGTCACAACGCGAGTCGATCCTCCGCGCGGGTCGGATGAGTTTGAGGTCTTCCTCGAAGAAGCGGGCGGCATGGTGCTCGGCGAGAACAGCCTGAGCAACTGGGCTGTCAACTACACGCGAGGCAACCTGCTGATCCGCGAGGTCACCAACGCGCTCAAGCGGGCGCACCGGACCAAGACCCCTGTCCAGATCGACGAGACGATCCTGGCCGACATCGAAGGTCACGTTGCTGCCACGGGCAGCGTGATCCGCGACATCATGGAGTCGCACCTGCCGGAAGAGTTCACCAAGATGATGGACCTTTCGCGGAAGATCAGCAGCCACTCCTTCGAGGCAGCCAAGCGTTCGGGTGTCTGGATGCCCGGCTCGCCCGTGGGCTACCTGCCGCGCTTCTTCAACAAAGCATCTCGCGCGCGCATTGCTGCTTTGATGGGCGACATCGAGCAGGAGGACGGTGGCATCCTCACTCGCTTGGGCATCAGCCAAGCGCAGTACTTCAAGCGTCAGTGGGACGAGATGTCTATTGACGATCTAAACGAAGTCTACTTCGAGCTACGCGAGGCGATGACGCAGAAGGGCGCAAGCCCCAAGCTCCGCGAGTACCACGACCAACTCGACGAGATGATGTCCGAGGCGGGCATCGGCGTAGCCGGGCTGAAGAAAGCCCTGCCCTGGCTCAAGAACGAGCGCGTCGAGAGCGACCCGTTCCTTGCCCTGCTCCAGCGGTTTGGTGTTTCGCAGCAGGACAAGAACCTTGAGGCGTACTTCAACAACATGCTGTCTGCGGCCAAGGGCGACAACGGAGAGTCGCTCATGCTCGGCGGCAAAGTTGTGGGCATCGTGGACGACACGGGCAACGTCATCGAGATCAAACGCGGCGCCTTCAAGAAGCGCAGCGTTGCCAAGGTGGGCGACCAAGAAGCTGTTGCGCTTACGGAAGAGACGGTCACGACTGAGTTCGTGCCCAAGTCTCTGATGATCGAGCTAGACGACGGCACCGTCCACGTTTTCGAGAACAACATGCTGGAGGAGACAGGCTTCGGCATCCTTAGCTTGGGGAAGGCGGGCACCGAGGCCGAGCAAGGCTTTAAAGCCACGGTCGGCAACTCCTTTGCCCGCGCCAGCATGCGCTCGGACCTGCACAACAGCATGATCCAGGCGCCCATGAGCAGCTTCCAGGCGATGGAACTGATGGACAAGAACGTCGTCTTCGGCAGCCGCAACAACATTGTCGGCTTGGTGAAGTCTGCGGCTCAGGTCCACAAGGTCACGGCCCCGGCACTGCGGACGTTCGACTCGATCAACTACGGGATCAAGTCGTTCCAGACGATCTTCCGCTTGCCCTTCCACATTGCCAACCTGTCGAGCGGTGTCTTCCAGGCACACCTCGCTGGCGCTACTCCGAAGAACCTTGCCGCGTCCTACATGGACACGATGCGGTTCCTGTTCGGTGACCAAGAGTTTGCGAACCGCGTCTCTATGGTCACTGACCTCATGGACGTTAGCTCGGGCGCGTCTTCCTTGGGCATCGTCAACTTGCTCAAAGGCGACAAGGCCCTCATTCAGCAAGCTGCTCGAATGCACGGCGGTGGGGAGTTCGCTGAGTTCTTGGCTAAAGCTGACCCGGAGATGGCAGCAAAGTTTGCCGAGTTCGAGGACCTCGTGATCCCGCTCAGCGACGGCACCGAACTCAACATGATGGAGTTCGTGCAGATGGCGGGCGAAATGCAGCTCTACGGCACCTTCGCCAGCAGCCTGACGCGAGGCTCGCGCACCGTCGCGGACAACCTTGTCCGCATCAAGATGAACGCGCTAGAGCCCAGCATGGGTGGTCGCATTGCGGGCGCACCCAAGGCTCTGATGGAACGCATGGCCAACGTGGCTGAGAGTTCGGAGGTCATCAACCGAACGGCCACCGCCCTTGCTCTAGTGCGAGAGGGGCACCCCATGCGCCGCGCGATCCAGATCGCTAAGGAAGCGCACGTTCCCTACGAGAAGCTCACGCCTTTCGAGCGGAACGCAATGAAGCGGTTCTCGGTGTACTACACCTTCCCGCGTCACTACATGCCTTGGGCTTGGTCGCGCTTCGCCGAGGACCCCAGCAAGCTGGCAAACATCAGCCACTATCTGCGCGACCAGAACGTCATCAGCACCCAGGAGGGCAAGCCCAACCTTGTGCTCGGCGACTACCGCATCGACCTTGGCCGCTTGAATGCCAACATGGAAGCGGCAGGTATGATTGCCGCACTTGCCGACCGCGTGGTCATGCCCGCAGCCGAGGCCATGGTTCCGGGCATCGACCCCTACGACACGCGCAAGCTTCGCAGCCGCTACAGCGATGCGGGTATCACCAACGTCGGCGGCGTGGCCAGCGTGTTCCTTGGCAACAACCTGATCCCTGACCCTGACCGCGATATGCCGGGCAAGGGAATGTTTGAGGAGGCGACCAGCTTGGTCTGGCCGCTGAAGATGGTTTCGCAGTTGATGGGCAAGACGCCCACCAAAGAAGAGACGTCGCCTTACGTTCAGTACACGCCGTTCGAGGACTGGCTGACTAACACTGTCTACGGTCCTGGCGCGCGCAAGGTGCGTGAGAAGCACGAGCTTACCCGAGCAAACATTGCCTACCGCCGGATGCTTAAACGGCTCCAGATGCGGGCAGCGGCAACGGAAGACCCGGTAAAGCAGGCTCGTTTGATGAACCACGCACGCGAAATGGCTGGCGGTCTACGCCAGATTGCTTCTGAAACTGACCAGAAGGACTTCCAGTGAGCGACACCCCTAGCGAAATCCTCCTCGCCCTTGGCCGCCTCGAAGGCAAGGTCGATTCTTTGATCGCGCAACAAGTGCGTACCCAAGAGGACGTTGACCTGCTTGACCAGCGGGTGCGTGTCCTCGAAGGATCTAAAGCTTGGATGCTAGGCGCCGCAACTGTTGTTGGCGCTGCTACCTCTTACCTCGTTAAACTCATCTGATGGACACGCCCACTAAAGAGCGGAGTCTGGTTGATCCCGGCTCTCTGTTTAACACCTCCGAGGGTCTGCTCAGCACCACGCTGACCGGCCTTGTCGCCACCGTCGTCACGACGGAGGGCTACAGCGAGACCCTGAAGATGGTGGCCATCGCCGCTCTCGGCATTGGACTCGCTGCCTACAACATCTCCCGTGCCCTGGTGAAGCTCCGTGCGTAAGGCTCTCCCGATCCTGCTGGTTGCGGTGTGTGCAGGTTGCGCTGCCCTCGACCCGCTGCTTGACACCCCTGTTCAGGTGGTAGATCCAGCTACTGACGAGGTTGTATCAGTGCCTCTAGGCGATGCCATCGCCGACAACGCCGAGCCTGTTGCCACCACTGTCGGCGGCGCGCTCTCTGCCATCAACCCTGTCCTTGGCCTGATGGCTGCGGGCGCAATGGGGACGCTCCTTGCCGGAGCCCGAAGAAAGAAAACTCCCGCAGCTTGAGCCCGGCTACCGTGGCTATGTAGCGGGGGTCATCGACTGCGACGGGGCTATCTGGATTAGCCGCGAGAATCGCAAACCGCACCCCCACTTCACGCTGCGGACTGCCGTGTCCAACACGCGCAAAGGCTTGCCCGACTTCTTCGTCGAGCACTTTGGTGGATCCTGCCGGACCTACTCAAAGGGCAGCGACAAGTGGCGAGACGAGTATCGCTGGAATGTAGCCAGCCTCCGAGCAGCCGAGGTCATTAGCCTCGCGCTGCCCTACCTAGTGATTAAACGGCGCCAAGCGATCCTTGCGCTTGAGTTTGCCAGCACCATTGTCCCTGGCCAGAAACGGCTGCCCGACTCGTGGCGTGCGATGCGTGAGCGCATCTACCATCAGATGATCGAGCTAAACAAACGAGGTCCCCAATGATTGTCCTCGGCGTAGATCCTGGTTACCGCAACCTTGGCCTGTCCATCGTCCGCATCTCGGAAGACGGCAAGGCGGCTAAGGTCATTCACTCAGTGAACATGTCGGTGGGCAAGGCGACCGCACCCATGGCGTTCACCAAGTTCCTCTGGCCCAAGCTAGAAGAACTGGACAAGGAGTACGGCCCCATCGAGGCGGTTGCGAGCGAGACGCCGCCGTTTATCATGGGGCAGATCAAGACCACCGCATTCTTGTGGGCAGTCTCGTCGATCATTGTCGCTTGGTCCCACGCCAGGAACATCCCGTTTAGACACGCGTCCCCCCTGTCCTTGAAGAAGGCGGTGTGTCGAGCGGTCAACAAGGAGTGGAACCGCAAGTTCATCCCAAAGAAGAGCGAGGTCAAGGCGGTCGTGAAGTCCATCACGGCTGACCAAGGCGTGACCTCACACGAAAACGACGCGACC